CCGACATGTTCCTAAGTCTTGTAGCGGGAGAAGCCCGCCATGACTACAATGAAAAACTTAAATCCTCAAGGAAACTAATGCAAATTCAAATTCTCTCGACTCAAGTTAACCAAGCAACCACCAAGACGGGTAAGCCCTATGACATTGTGGAAGTTGCTTACAAGAACCTCTCCTTCCAAGGCAAAGTGGAAGGACGCAAGATCATGCCGTTTGGTGCCACTGCTGCTACCCATAGTGTTCTGAAAAGTGCTACCACGGGTCAGACGTATGAAATTACTGTTGTGAAGAACGACCAGGGTTTCAACGATTGGACGGCTGCTGTGCTGTCTGATGGTGCTCAAGCACCTACCCCTGCCCCAAGTGCTATGACCTCCTCTAAAGCCTCTGTAGGGGCCACACGATCCACTTATGAAACTCCCGAAGAACGAGCGCAGCGGCAAGTCCTCATTGTCCGTCAATCTAGTCTTAACATTGCTCTCGGTACTCTGTCTGTGGGTGCTAAGGTCGTTAAACCTGCTGACGTAATTGCTCTGGCTAAACAATATGAGAACTATGTCTTTGACGTAAAGGACCCAGGGGACTCTGGTTTTGAGGATCTCCCAGACTTTGACATTCCTACGGTAGAATAATGTTCCAGACGCACTATAGAATTGTCACAGATAGGTTTGCAGGCTTTGAGGCCCAATACCGACCATGGTGGTGGCCTTTCTGGCTTGAGTGTTATGGTATTAATACATGTCCCTCCCTAGAGGCAGCCCGTGCCCTGTGCGATCAACATGCAAATAATGCTCATTGTGTAGAGAGATCTACGCCAAAATGAAAGCCCTCGTGGATTCGGATTTGGTGGCGTTTCGCTGTGCTGCCTCTTGTCAAAAACAAGGGGTTGTAACGGAGGATTTTGGGGTGGCTACATCGAGGGCTAACAACCTCCTTGTATCCATCCTAGAGGCTACAGGAGCCACTGACAGGCAGCTCTACCTCTCAGGTGGGGAGAACTTCCGCAAGAAGATCAACCCACTCTACAAGGCCAACCGAACTGACCAACCTCGCCCTGAATATCTAGAGCCTCTACGTGAATGGCTAGTGACAGAGTGGGGTGCAACAGTTACGGATGGCATTGAGGCTGATGATGCTATGGGGATTGCCCAAACTACGGAAACGGTGATATGTTCTCTTGACAAAGACATGCTGCAAGTACCAGGTCATCATTACTCATGGGAAATTCAAGGGACAGGTTCTACTGGAATTCTATGGAAGAAAGAGGCTAAGAGTAGCCACATCTCTGTACAACAGGGGCTATTTAATTTCTATTGGCAGCTAGTCATGGGAGATGCAGCAGACAATGTTCCGGGGTATGATGGGAAGATGCGAGCTAAGGTTCCTAAGTTTCTTAACGAGCATTATGAAAACATGCAAGTGATGGAAACAGAGCAAGAGTTGTTTGAGTATGTCCTTGGGATTTATAAACTACCTTCAACTGCTTTCCTAAACAACGGAGCATGTCTTTGGGTACAACGATATGAAGGGGACAATTGGCTACAAAAAGGACAAAAACTAATGAGCGTGTTTTGTGGAATGGAGGTCTCTGGACGGAATCTAGATTTAATTCCTTCATCACTTCAACCCTCCGAGCAGGTGCCCGTCGATGGCAGCCAAAATATTCCACACTGAACGAGGCTAGAACAGAAAAGAAGATCAACCCCAAGACAGGACGACTAGCACAACATTACCGCTGTCAACTATGTCAAGAGGAGTTCACTGCCAAAGACATGAACGTCGATCACATTCTCCCTGCTGTAGACCCAGAGAAGGGGTTTGAAACTTGGGACATCTTCATTGACAGGTTGTTCTGTGAACGTGAGAACCTGCAAGCGATTTGTCTAGTGTGCCACAAGAAAAAATCTGCTGAAGAAAGAAAAATAAAAAAGAAATGCTAATTGACCAAGTAATTGAAATGCCAGATGCCACCATTGTGTTTAAAGGGGAGGTCACTGATGAGGAGTTTGACCTAATTATTAAACTGGGGTTGGTATCTTTGTATCTACGAGGTGACCTAGACTCCACTGTAATGACAGAAGATGGCACCATTCTTTCAGATGTACCGGAGCAGTCGCAGTGAAACGATTTTGGGAATGGTGTAATACACCGAAGACATGGGATGGGTGGAGTCCCATACAAGCCCTTCTTTTCCTTCTTCTGATGTCCCCCTTCTTCTATCTATTTTGGAGTTTGCCATGAAGCACGCGGTAATTCCCGACATCCAGGCGAAACCGGGACATGACTTCTCCTATCTAACTAAAATTGGTAAGTATCTAGTCGAGAAGAAACCAGACAAGATTATCTGTCTAGGGGATTTCGCAGACATGGAGAGTTTATCTAGCTATGACCAAGGCAAGAAGAGTTTTGAGGGTAGGCGGTACATGGCTGACATTGAAGCTGCCCATGAGGCCATGGAAGCCCTCCTACACCCCTTGTGGGAGTTCAATGCCAAGGCTAAACGTAACAAAGAGAAGCAGTATAATCCAGAGCTACACTTGACACTTGGTAACCACGAGAACCGGATCAACCGTGCTGTTAATGACTCTCCACAACTAGAGGGTGTCCTTAATGTAGATGCTCTTGGTTATGTGGGCTATGGTTGGACAGTTTATCCATTCCTAGATGTTGTAGTGATTGATGGAATCGCCTATTCACATTACTTCACCACAGGGGTTATGGGCCGTCCAGTGTCTACGGCCTCAGCTTGTCTAAGTAAGAAGCATATGTCCTGTGTCCAGGGTCACCAGCAAGGTCTACAGATTCATTCTGCTTACAAAGCGGATGGTACTCAAATTACTTCCATCATTGCAGGCTCCTGTTATGAACACGATGAGGACTATATGTCCTCTCAAGGTAACAAGCACTGGCGGGGGTTCCTCATGCTACATGCGGTAGATAACGGAGAGTTTGACGTGATGCCTGTTAGCCTCAAGTATATTAATAAACGCTATGGCTAAAGTTTTTGTTTTTGGTTCTAACCGTGCAGGCCGACATGGTAAGGGGGCCGCCCTATACGCTTTACAGCATCATGGTGCTATTTATGGTATAGGTGAAGGGATACAGGGTACTTCATATGCTATTCCCACAAAAGATTTTGATCTATCCGTATTATCTATTGATGAGATTCGTAGGCACGTATTCAAGTTTATGGATTTTGCAAGGGGGTATTCTGATGTTAAGTTCCAAGTAACCCCAATTGGTTGTGGTTTGGCTGGATACTCCCCTCTGGTCATTGCCCCACTCTTTGAGTTTTCTCCCGATAATGTACAACTACCAGATGAGTTTTTGGAGGTACTACATGTCTAAGATATTCTACAAAGATGGTTACAAATATCAACTAGCAGAAACCTATGTTGTGGAGACAATGTTACGTCCCTATGTGACAGGGGGCAACAAGTTCGTTTCCATCGACACTAAAGGTGTCCTGACTATTAACGAGGGATATGCATGGGATGGTGCTAGTGGTCCTGCCATTGATACCAAGACCTTCATGCGAGGTTCCTTAGTGCATGATGCCCTCTACCAACTAATCTCCATTGGCATCCTGCCACGTAACCAACGTCAATATGCTGACCTAGAGTTGAAACAAATCGTCTTGGAAGATGGTATGAATCCTCTCCGAGCTTGGTGGGTTCATCTAGCTGTCAAGCATTTTGGTGACATCTATTCTAATAAAACTAACATCTTATTGAGTGCCCCATAACATGATGACATTTACTGAAGCGATGTTCAAAGGACAGTCGCCATACAACAATCCCTATCAGGGTAACGACAAGAAAGTCTTGTTTGTTTGTAGTGCTGGTATTCTTCGCAGTGCCACTGCTGCTCGTATTTATGCTAAGAAATACAATACTCGTTGTGCAGGTAGTATGGCATATGCCCTAATTCCAGTGACCCATGAACTAGTTCTTTGGGCAGACACAATTGTCTTTGTTAATAAAGAGAACTACGAAGAGACTAACAAGCATTTTCGTCTAGAGGAATTTCCATGCCTGGTTAAAGTGCTAGACATTCCCGATCAGTATGAGCATATGCATCCAGAACTAGTTAAACACTTTGAAGAACAGTTTGAGGTTATCTAATGATTTCAGAAAAAGACATTAAAGACTACACAGATTCAGGATTTGTGCAACCTGATCCTGTAAATCACCCTAGCCATTACAAGAGTCATCCCAGTGGCATTGAATGTATTCAAATTACTGAGCATATGTCCTTTACTCTAGGTAATGCCATGAAATACATCTGGCGTGCTGATTACAAGAATGGTACAGAAGATTTGCTTAAAGCCATCTGGTACTTGCAACGTGAGGTTGAAAAGCGTACTAAATGGGATGTGAAGTAATGCACATCCAGTCCTTTTACGAATATGAAAAACTGGCTAAGCAATTTGCTCTATATCCTGAAGCTGGCAGTGGAAACACCCTTGCTCTTTCTTATTGCGCCCTCGGTCTTACTGGAGAATCTGGAGAGTATTCAGAAAAAGTCAAAAAGCTCATCCGAGATGGAAAACTCGACAAACCTCTTGCCTTGAAAGAGTTGGGAGATGTGTTGTGGTATCTCACTGCCTCTGCTAATGAGTTGGGTTACACTTTGACTGATGTTGCAGAGGTTAACATTGTCAAGTTGCTAGATCGGCAAGAACGGGGTAAACTCCAAGGATCGGGGGACGAGCGGTGAACCATGAACTACACGACCTAATTGCTGCAAAGCTAGACGTAATGGAGTTTCTAGACATCCTTGGTCTAGAACTAGAAGATATTCTTGACAAATTTAACGAAGAGATTGATGAAAACAGAGAAGACCTCTTGGCAGCTTGCCGCTGAAACGCAGCGGGGTAAAAAAGAATATCTAAAACGATTGGTAGAGACAAAAGAGGCTAACAATGCAATTCGAGAGTTTCATGACAAAGGGTCAACCTCATCCAGCGAGATGCGTGAAACACAAGACTTGGAAGCGGAAGGGGGTATGCGAGATGTGTCGTCTTGAAGCAGACCGTAAACTAAAAGAACAAGAGGCTCTTACGGGTTCTCATAAACCAGAGATTAAAATTGGAAAAATCTGAATTTCGTAACTCCTTTGCTCAGACAATTTTTAACACCAAGTATGCGAAGTTCAAAGGTGAGACATGGGCTCAACGGGCCCATGACATTGTAGAAGATGTTTGTGGTACTCGTTGGGGTACAGCACAGGCTCTGATGTCCAAAGAGGATCGTGACCAGCTTGAGAAGTACATCCGTGGCTTTTCCTTTTTGCCCGGCGGACGTTACATCTGGTACAGTGGTCGTGGTCACAGCTTCTTCAATAATTGCTTCTTGCTCAAAGCAGAAGAAGATACACGAGAAGAATGGGGAGCCCTATCCAACAGGGCAATCTCCTGCTTGATGACTGGTGGTGGTATTGGTGTAGACTATTCAATACTGCGTCCAAAGGGCTCCTCCTTGAGTCGGACAGGTGGTGTAGCCTCTGGCCCTATTCCACTGATGCAGATGGTGAATGAGTCTGGTCGTGGGGTGATGCAGGGGGGCTCCCGGCGTAGTGCCATGTATGCCAGCCTCAACTGGCAGCATGGAGATATTCAGGATTTTCTGACCATCAAGAACTGGTCTGAGGATGTAAAAGCAATGAAGCTGAAAGACTTCAACTTTCCTGCTCCTCTAGACATGACCAACATCTCGGTCAACTATGATGACCTCGCTCTGACGAGCTTCGGAGGCTTGCAGAATAACCCAGTGTTCTTGCAGAATGTCCGTCAGGCGATGGAGACAGGGGAACCCGGCTTCAGCTTCAACTTTGGGAGTAAACAGAATGAAACCCTACGGAACGCTTGTACGGAAGTTACTAGCGAAGATGATTCTGACGTGTGTAATCTTGGCTCGATCAATCTTGGAAACATTCAGTCTTTGGATGAATTTAGAGACGTGGTGGCTCTCGCCTCTAAGTTCCTCGTCTGTGGTACGCTTCGTGCCGACCTTCCCTATGACAAAGTACACAGAGTTCGAGAAAAGAATCGCCGACTGGGCTTGGGGATTATGGGCGTGCACGAGTGGCTCCTCCAACGAAAGGGACGGTACGAAGTCGTCCCCGAACTCCACGAATGGTTGAAAGTTTACGAGCATGAAAGTAAACGCTCCGCTGATGAGCATTGTGATCGGTTTTACATTAGCAGGCCTGTCGCTTACCGGGCAATTGCCCCCACAGGAAGTATTGGGATTCTTGCTGGGACAACTACTGGTATCGAACCTTTGTTTGCTGTCGCATACAAGCGACGGTTCCTCACCGAAGGAACCAAGTGGAAGTATCAGTATGTCGTCGATGGAACTGCAAAAGCCCTCATCGACCGATATGGAGTTGACCCCGACTCCATTGAATCCGCCCTTGACCTAAGTACCGATTATGAACGACGAATCAAATTTCAAGCGGACATACAAGATTATGTTGATATGTCCATCAGTTCCACCATCAATCTATCAGAATGGGGTAGTAGTCACAACAACCCGAGTAAGGTCAAGGAATTTGCTGAGTGCCTTGCACGATACGCTCCGCGACTTCGGGGATTCACGGCTTATCCGGATGGTAGTCGAGGAGGTCAGCCCCTGACAGCTGTGCCTTACACAGAAGCCTTGAAGCACAAGGACAATGTGTATGAGGAAATTGTCGACATCTGTGATCTAACTGGTGGTGGTACGTGTGGCTCTTGACATCACTCTAGAGCTAATCAATGGCTTGAAAGTTGGTATTGAGCACATGATTCCTGATGAGGAGGAAGAAGAGTCAGAGTGGGAACAACCTCTCTGGCTCATCATCATTGACTTGTTGGTAATTCGTATTGGTATTGTTAAGTATTCTAACGAATACACAGAAGAGTAAGCAAAAAGAAAGCCCCTAAGCTGTTAAGGCCTAGGGGCTTTTTTCATTTCCAGATACCAGTACGCATCTGTTCACTTAGTCGTTTAGCACGGTCGGGGGTTTGCCGTGCCCAGAGGCTCTGTAACATTCCATTAGCTGCATTGGTATACTCACCCTTCTCCACCATCTTCAAGGTGCTACGGAAGCCTAGAAGGCCCTTAACACCCATCTGGAAGGACATGTTTAACAACACTCCTTGCCTAGCTTCATCCAGCCCAGAGAACCAGGGTAGCTTCTCTGTCAAGGCAGCAACACGGTCAGCAATATCATTGTCCAGCAGGAACTCAATTTCATTCTGACGCAACCTACCTCCTTTACGTTTATCAATTAAACGTCCAACACCTATGGTCCAGTAACCTAGGTGATCTTGGTAGGCGTGTTCCACAACCCCCTCATCACGAATAAGTTGTTTCTTCAGCTCTTCTTTCATTGTACACTTTCAGAACGTTGTAGGATTTTAGACATTCTAGCAGCATTGAGTAGTTGCCGGGGAGTATTACTCTTGTCCGCATTACGTTCAATTTCTGTATAGAACTCCTCTTTCATCTGGTTGTCCGTCTGTGTACTAGAGATGTCCCTATCCGTAATATCTTTGTACAGAGTTGCCAACTCAGTGGCTCGCTTAATATTGCCATTACGAGCAGCATCATAGTATTGGTCTATCAACTCTCCACCACGGCGGGTTAGTGACATGTTAGCAGAACTGGTGGCATAACCAACATCACGCGCTTTCACCTCAGCCTGACTACGAACACCCCACTTACGTACATCCACTTCCTCTGGAGTACTGGCATAGCCCCCCTTGCGGTCAGCCAAGTCAGAAGTCTTCATGAACACCTTGGTGCCATCAGGACGTTCAACATAAGTGTGATCCTTCATGAAGGGAGCAGTCTCCAGTAAGCCTTGCAGACCCACTGGTACAGAGGACATAGCACTCTGAGCCCATTTGGTTGGGTTTGTTGGATCAAGAGCAGCTTTACCTAAGTT